GTCACTTTTGATATTGGATGAGGCTGCGTTTATTGAAAAGATTGATGTGATATGGACTGCTGCTCAACAGACACTTGCTACTGGTGGTCGTTGTTTAGCAATATCAACACCCAATGGTGTAGGTAATTGGTTTCACAAGACATGGGTTGATGCTAAAGATGGACTTAATAAATTCAATACGGTTAAATTACATTGGACTGCTCATCCTGAACGAAACGAAGATTGGAGAAGAGAACAAGATAGAATATTAGGACCTTCACAGGCTGCTCAAGAGTGTGATGCTGACTTCTTGAGTTCTGGTCGTTCTGTCGTTGATCCAGCTATCTTGGAGTGGTATAAGGAAAATGCGTGTTGTGAACCTATGGAAAAGAGTGGATTCGATAGAAATTTATGGATATGGAATTATCCCGATTACTCAAAAAAATATTTAATCTGTGCCGATGTTGCAAGGGGAGATGGAACTGATTATAGTGCAGCACAAGTATTTGATTTGGAGGAAATGGAGCAAGTAGCGGAATATAAAGGGCAACTCGGCACAACAGAATTCGGTAATTTCTTGATTGAACTTGCCACAAAATACAATGATGCTTTACTTGTTGTTGAGAATAACAACATAGGTTGGGCTACACTACAGACGATTATAGATAGAGGATATGAGAATCTATTTTATCAAGAAAAGAATCATTTGGTAGTTGATGAGGATATGAATCAGACAAACAGATATAGAAATATAGACAAGAATAAAGTTCCTGGTTTTACCACAACAATGAAGACAAAACCGTTGGTTGTTGCTAAAATGGAAGAGTATACAAGAGAGAAGATGGTAAAGTTAAAGTCAATGAGATTAATTGATGAATTGTTTGTATTTATATATAAGAATAATAAAACAGAAGCTCTCGATGGATATAATGATGACTTGGTAATGTCTTACTCCATATTATTATGGATAAGGGATACTGCTATCAGAATACAATCAGAGAGGAATGAATTACAAAGCAGTTTGGTCGGTGCTATAGGTAATCTCAATGAGAAGACTCCTATTGTAATGGCTAAACATAAACCTAAAAATAATCCATATGAAATGGATATTAAAGGTGAAAAAGAAGATTTAACTTGGTTATTGGGGTAAATTATGGCAGATAATATTTTTACAAGACTTGGTAGACTGTTTCAATCGAATGTAGTCATCAGAAAAACTGATGATAATAGATTGATTGTAAAGGATTTAGACTACACACAAACAAGTTTAACATCTAATTTTATAGATAGGTATCAGAGGTTAATGCAAAATACCTATTCCAATCCGTATGCGATGGCTCAAAACCAAAGGGCTAATTATGAAATAAGAAAACACGATTTATTTAAAGATTATGAGTTGATGGATCAAGACCCGATTATC